GATTCCTATTGGATTGACGACATCAGCGTTTTACAATTGCCCTTGAAGCCTGTTGTGACGATTACAAGCGTGCACGCCGATCCTGATCGTGAATACACTGCTGACACAGAAGTAAAAAGTGACGAGTACGAGATCGACAAGCAACAGGGGCTTTTGATCATCAAGCCAAATACAAGCACTGTTGGTTTTACAAAGTCATACAGGGGCAACAGAGTGATCGGCACTTTTGGCTTTACATTGTTTCATCGTGATCTTGTACATGCTGTTTGTGTGTATGCTAGTCAGTTACACAGAGCAAAGAGCAGTCAAGGCAAGAAAAGCCAGTCAGTTAGAAATGCAACAACAACATACATGCCAAACAAGATTCCTGACGAAGTAAAAGAAATCCTCTATCCTTATCGCAACTCTGTTGTAATCATATAGGGGGCGACGATGAACATTGATCAACTATCGCCACAAATGAGAGGGGCTAAGACTCGGCTATTGAATCAGTTAGAGAAACGTTTGAAGATTGCCGCTCTTGAAATGGAGGGGAGATCAAAGCAGATCGCCTTTTCAAACTTCAACAACCAAACAGGGCGACTTCGTCAAAGCATTGCAGGTCGTTTTGCTGTTGTTGATGGCAAGCCGACCGCAATATTGCAGGCAGGCGGTCAGTTTGGCGGCAAAGAATTGTCTTATGCTCGATATATTGAGTTTGGTACAAGATACATCAAGCCCCGCCGTTTCTTGGGTCGTAGTGTGGAAAAGCAACAAGAGCAGATCAAGCCAAAGTTGCAGGATCTTTTGCGTACTGTATTGATCAAGGGTGAGTGATGGCAAATGCAACGATTTATAGAGTATTGGAAGCACTGCAAACAAAGACTGCTCAAGACTTTTCTAGTGGTTACAGCGGTGTCGATCTGCGTGATAGTGTTGTCATGGGCGTACTTGTCGATCCTCCTAGAACCCCTTATGCAAGCGTGTCATTCATTGATTACACGACAGAGCAAGGATTGAATCTGTCAGACTATCGGATGCAAGCGCGTTTTGAAGTCTATTGCTTTTGTGGCGGGACAACTCTTGCAGATCGGACAAAAAACGTCCTTAACCTGTCAAGCGATGTCATAAAAGCAATCACTGAGGATCGTTGGCTAGGCTTGCACAATCCTGACACCACAAGAACAATCGACAATACGATCTGCAACTTTACGGCGGTCGAGGGCGATAGATATGGGCTTGATAATGTTGCGATCGGCTATATTGAAGTAACTGTGACATTTCAGAGCCGTACAGGAGTATAGAAATGAGTTGGTATCATCCCGATTATAGAAGAAGACAAATTGTTGGAATTAACGCCACAGGCGGAGCAGGGGGGCAAGGATCAATCAGCGTTGAATTTACAGTACCCCCCGACTGGGATGATTTTTGGAATAATATACGATCCGACTTCAAAGATGTTGTCGTGACTGATTCAGCAGGAAAAATCATTCCGTTTGCACGGAAGAGCGGAGCAAATTACTCAACTAGAACCTTGACAATGCAGTTAGGTAGTTTGACGGTTAAAAATACTGATTCTTTTTGTGCTGTGTATTTATATTTTTTCAATCCTGATGAAACATCAGATGAATCAGAAAGTGTATCAGTTAACAACCCGAAAACTGGCTATATAATGCTTTCAGCGCCACATAGTAGGATTGTTAGTCAATCGTCAACATCAAGCGCCTTAGACACCCCTGTACAGTCGTTTGTAAAATCGGCAAGTGATGAAATACATATTTTCTTTATCATCAATAAAAACTTTGCTAAAAGAATTACGCCCTACAATGAAAGAAACGATGAAGAAGGGATCGAATGGGTAAATGTTAAATCATATGACAATACAAATCAAAACTCTTCTGAACGCTATAATGTAAATGCCACAAGGCTTGGAAATGGTTTTGTGCGTGCAACTTTCAAAGGGGGATCAAGTGGAAGTTCTTACGCTATAGCAATTGATGTCTATACAACATTAGGACAACTCTTTGAGATACGTGCTATCTTGAGGGTGATCGATTTATTACCATAGGAGCAATCATGGGTATCTTATTTGCACAAAATTCTTTTCTTCGAGTCGGTGAAGAAGCGACTTGGGGCACTGCACAGACCACAACAACACAAGACATAAAACTGATCAGTAGTACCTTGCAACTGACACAAGAGCGAGAAAGACGCACTCACTTGTCAGTCCCTGCAAGCGGCTTATTATCAGGTACGTTTGAGGGCTTTCGTCAATCAGGAGGATCTATTGATGTTCCTGCTTTCTATGATGGTATCGGAATCTTGATCAAGTGTGCACTGGGTAGCCTTTCGTCAGCAGGCGGCGGCGATCCATATACTCACACATACACACCCGCATTTGATCAGCCGTCTATGACAATCGACTTTCAACGCGGTACAAACCTTGCTGACAGTATGGAGCGTTTCACAGGTATGAAAGTATCTAGCATGACGATCTCAGCCGAAGCAGGGGCAGAAATGACTTGCTCTTTTGACTTGATCGGCAAAGACGGTGCAACGCGTACAACAAATATCACAAGTGAGTTCCCACCGTATGATCAAGTTTATCACTATGAAGCGGGTTCTTTGACTATGGGCGGCACATTGTCGATTGCTAGTCTTGATATTCGATCTTTTGAGTTGTCAATGGACAACAAACTTGATCGTCGTAACTTGCTAGGCTCAAAACTTACAGGGGAGCCAGTGCCGACAGATGTTCGTGAAGTTACAATGTCGATCACTTGTGATGTAACTGATAACAGCCTGTACAATGATTCACTTGCAGGCAACGCGGGCAACGTGTCGATCACTTTCACAAGATCAGCCGATAGCAATCATCATTTCAAGATCACTTTGGACGATGCAACGATCGAAGATTACAACGACAATATAACGGCGTTTGGACGTGTTGAGCGTACTTTCACACTGCGAGGATATGCAAACAGTGCTGACGCAGGATTGACGATTGAAATCAAGAATGGGAGCCAAAACGGCGTTTATGGTGATCTGCCTGCTTAACGCTTGACACAACAAAGGGAGCCTGTTAAACTCCCTTTGCATTTTGACATTTTGCAAGTGAGCCTGTTCCGTTGTTGTGGCTCACTTGCTTTTGTTGTTTTTACAGCCAGTATTGGGCAGTGTTTGCAAAGGCTCGTAAAATAGTCCAAGAAAGTACAAGAGCCATAGAACCGCACAGAATGAATCCGATTGCCTGCCCTGCTTGTTGTGCTTGTTGTTTTGTCATTTCGTTACTCCGTTGTTGTGCTTCTTCCAGTGATTCAGGATCTTACTTGGAACCTTTGTGCCATCGTCAAATGTAGCCCATCCAATATCTGCATGTACTATATCCATATAGTCAAAAGTTATCTCTCCATGTACTATGTGCGGAATAAATGCTTTTAACTCTACACTCATTGATGGATCATCAATTAGATCCTGTACTTCTTTGACGCTGATCATGTTTTCAATTGTGAATTCTGCTGTTGATTCTGTCGATCCTGTGTATCCGTTATCCTCGTCATATTCTCCAAAGTAGTATTCGAATACCCAGTGCTTTTGTGATGCTCGTTTCATGTCGTGCTCCGTTGTTGTAAGTGGGCGACCGAAGCCGCCCTGCGTTGTTGATTGATTATTTTTTGAAGTGCTTTTTGATGATACGAACAATATTGTATTCGGCGCCATACTTGCTGATATCTGAGTCAACAAAATGCCATCCGTCATATTTTGATCCGTTGAATTTAAGCCAATTTTTCAACGATTCATAGGATTGCATTTCTGTTTGGTAGTCCGATACATTGACGGTCATTGTGTATGAATGAGATTCTGATAGCCATTTGATATATACTTTCATTGTGTTTCCGTTGTTGTTGTATGCTTGATTGCTTACACTCTTATATTATCAACATATTTATAGACTGTCAACATATATACACAAAATAAATTAAAAAAGTTTGAGATAGAAGATCCCCGATCCGTTACACTATCGAAAAACACATATAACAACGGAGTAGATCATGTTAAAAGATTTTCTTAAAGAAGTGCAGTCAGTTAGTCAATTTGAGTTACCGATCTTTGGGGGTCAGTTGATTGTCAAAGGGCGCATTTTGTCACCTGCTGAGATTGAAAAGGCAAGCCTTGCGAACTCCCTTTTGTTGCAGGGGCTAGCCAGTACAGGAGAGATCGGCGAGTTTCAGAAGATCAGTAAAGACTTACAAGACAATCCTGATGAGGAAGTGATCGATCGTGCTTATGCGATGTTGTCGAAGATTCGCCCCGATCAACTGACAAAGATCAGCGAGTCGCAAGATCAGATCATTGCACAGTGTATCCGCATGGCGAAAAAGTCAGATGAT